ATGAAGAATACGATAGATATTTTCAAGTAGATGGGCATAAGACAGAATACGGTTGCTGGTACAAATCTGGTGACTTAGAGAGAACGGAATATGAAGTCGAAAAGCCTTATCTTTGGTTTGGAGGGGAATGCCCGGTCCCCGAGGAAACAATAGTACATGTTCGTTTCGGACTTAAAGACTTCAGTCTAATCGACAAATGTTGGTGCAGGTCGCAAATTGCAAAAAATCTGATGTGGCATCATAAACCTTATCACTCGAATATTATCATGTTCAAAGTGGTAGAGTATCCCAAGAAGACGAAGACTCGCAAGGTTGAACTGGAACTCACCGAAGATGAGATCGGAATTATCAAGAATGTTCTTGGAAGGGAGGATTTCTGATGACTGACGGATTTGGACGTTTCATCGCTATTATTTTTATTGGCTTGTTTTGTTTTGGGGCCGGGGCTTTTTTTGCTAGTTCTGTTATGAATTCCAATTGGCAAAGATTAATGATAGAAGATTACGGAGCAACATACTGCGATGGAATTTTTAGCTTAACTCCGTGCAAAAAATAGGAGAAATGAAATGTCATTATGGAACTACAGTATTTATGAAAGTGTAGATCATGAAATTAAAGAAAAAAGTAGTGTTAAAATATTTGCTCGCGCAACAAAAATAGTAGTGTTAAAATATTTGCTCGCGCAACAAAAATAATAGATTCTCCAATTTTGTTAATTCTTATTCATCAATTTACAAATTCAGTTATTGATCAAATTTATGAAGGCTATATGGAGATAGAGAAAAAACGAATCGAAGCTGTTGAAAAGGATACGCTTTTTTAGATGTCACTCTCTTTTTATACTTCAATTTCCAGATACGGCAACGATCTTCTTTACCGGGGGTATGACCAATCGGGCCAGAGAGTCCAGAAAAAAATCAGGTATTCTCCGACATTCTGGTACCCGACCACGAAAAAAACTGAATGGAAAGGGCTTGACGGGACGCCCCTGAAACCTGTCACTTTCCCGACAATGGGCAGAGCCTCCAAATATAACAGGGATTTGGAGGGAGTTGACAATGCCAAGGTTTACGGGATGAACAACCCTGTTTTCTCCTATATTCAGGAACGGTTTCCCGGCGAAATCTCTTTCAAAGAGGAATGGGTTGATATTCACTATATCGATATCGAGGTTTACTCTGACAAGGGATTTCCAGAAGCGGACAAGGCAGAGCATCCCATTGTCTCAATTGCCCTTTTTTCGTCCTCTGAGAAGATTTGGCGAATCTGGGGCCTTGGTGATTATGACGCCTCCAAATCATACATTTATGATACTCATCCGAACGCTGACGTAAGATATGTCAAATGCAAATCGGAGAATTCACTTCTTCATTCCTTTTTGGCATATTGGGAATTACCAAATCATCGGCCTGATGTCATCACCGGATGGTATATCCGATTCTTCGACATTCCGTATCTGGTTAACCGCATTAATAATACAATGGGAAAGAAAGACGCCAACCGCCTTTCTCCTTGGGGCGTGGTGTCGCAAAAAATGGTAACATTTAAGGGTGGGAAGGAATCGGAAGCATTCGAAATAATGGGCGTACAGATACTTGATTATGAAGACCTTTTTCGAAAATTTGGGCATTCGTATGGGCCTCAAGAAAGTTATCGACTGGATCATATTGCCCATGTGGTTTTGGGTGAGAGAAAATTGTCCTATGACGAATACGGGTCACTTCATTCTCTGTTCAAGGAAAACCACCAGCTTTTTATCGACTACAATCTCAAAGATATTGATCTGGTCTATAGGATCGACCAACAGGCAGGCTTGATACCTTTGGTCTTTACCATGGCGTATTTGGGGGGCGTAAATTATTCAGATACATTGGGGTCTGTTGCCATTTGGGATTCGATTATCAACAGGGAACTACTTCCCCAGAAAATCGTGATACCCGGCAAGGAAGAAAAGCATTATCGAAAATTTACTGGCGCTTACAACAAGGAGCCTCAGAAGGGATTCCACGATTGGGTGGTGTCGTTTGATTTTGCGTCTCTGTACCCAAACCTTTTTGTCCAATACAATATGTCGCCAGAAACTCTGGTGGAAGGAGTTTCAGAGGATAGTGGGGTTGAGAAATATCTGAATCGGAACGAGAAGGTCGATTCTGAATATATCGTGGCAGCAAATGGTTCGTGTTTTCGAAAGGACATTGAAGGTGTGTTCCCCCGAGTGATTCGTCGTTTCTATAACGAGAGAAAACGTGTCAAGGGTGAAATGGGGGATTTACAAAGAAAATATGAAGAAACAAAGGACGAATGTCTTGTCCCTCAAATCACCAAACTGTTCAATAATCAGCAGTCGATCAAAATTCTTCTGAATTCCCTGTATGGTGTGATGGGAAACAGGTATTTTCGTCATTTTGACGTAAGAATTGCCGAGGGCGTCACCATGTCGGGACGCCTGACAATTCAGTGGGCAGAAAAACATGTAAATCAGGAGTTGGATAGAATTCTCAAATCCAGCAAGGATAGGGTTATTGCTGCCGCCACTGATTCCCTATATCTTGGTCTGTCGGATATTGTTGACCAGACAAACCCCGATGATCCCGTGAGTTTTCTGGATAAGTTGGGAACCGAGTATTTTTCCGGGTTTTTTCGTAAAACCATGGAAAAACTGGCATATCAACAGAATTGTAACGAAAACAGGATGGACATGGATAGGGAGGTCATAGCCGACAAAGCCGTTTGGGTTGCCAAGAACAGATATTTTCTTCGAGTTCATGATTCGGAAGGTATCAGGTATTCGACCCCGAAAACAAAAGTCAAGGGAATCGAGGCAATCAGGACTTCGACTCCCGAACTGTGTAAAGACAAACTGCGGGGTCTTTTCGACCTGATAGCCCAAGGCGATGAAGAAGCCCTTCAGAATTACATAGCAGATTTTCGCAAGGAATTTGAAACTCACACTCCCGACGCAATAGCGTTTTCAACGTCTGTAAATGGGCTGGAAAAATACTCGGATTCCAAGACGATTTACGGTTCGGGTACTCCCATGCACGTTCGGGCCGCTCTGGTCTATAATCATGCGATTCAGACAGCAGGATTGACGGATACTCACGAGTTGATCCAAGAAGGGGGCAAGATGAAATACATCATGCTCCGGCTCCCCAACCCCGTTTCGGAAAATGTCGTCGGATTCCCTGAATTTCTCCCCCACGCCCTTGATTTGGAAAAATACATAGATTACAATGCTCAATTCGATAAGGTTTTTGTTGCACCCATCGAAGGTGTTCTGGACGCTATAGGGTGGTCGGCGGAACCGAGGAATACTCTTTTCTAAAAGCATAAATACAATAAAAACATATCACAATGATTGGTTTCAAAGATTTCTTGGGAGAAAAACAGGCTTTGGAAGAAAAGCTTGTTACATTTGGGGGGAAGGCTTACCCAAAGTTCGGCCACATGGTCATTATGGCTGGCGGGGCAGGGTCGGGCAAAGGATTTGTTCTCGATAAGTTGCTAGGTATCGAAGGTGTTGTATATGATGTCGATCATTTGAAAAAAATGGTTGCAAAAACAAACAATTTATCAAAAAAAATCAAGGATTTTTCTGGATATGATGTGAAAGCACTTTACTCAAAACTGAAAGACCAAGAAAATGTGCGCCACTTACATTCTGCTATTAAATCTTTGAAGATAGACGACAGAAAATTGTCTCGTCTGATGAACTCAATTTTCTTAGCTCCTTCAGACAGAATACCAAACATTATTTTCGATGTGACACTCAAGGATATGAAAAAATTTCACGAGCTAACTGGTTTCATCGACAAGAATCTTCCTTATAGCCGCAAAAACGTGCATCTGGTATGGGTGATTACTTCGTTTGAAGTAGCAAAAAGGCAGAACGCGAAGAGAGACAGGGTTGTTCCCGATGACATTATGGTAAAAACACACACAGGCGTTTCTGAGACAATGGCAGACTTGATGAAAATGAGCGATCAAATTCAACGGTATATCGACGGTGATGTCGTATTTGTTTTCAATACCAAGGGTGTCGATTCCGAATTTGTAGAAAGAGAAAAGGGCGATTCTCGAAGAAATACTCCTGCCGAATTTGGTGGAAAATACAAAGGTGGGTTCTTTGCAAAAAAACAGGATGCATTCTATATCTACGTCAAGAGACAGGGAGAAAAAATGATGAGCATCAATGATTTGAGCAAGGAACTGACGGACAAGATTATGACTTATACCCCATCAGGAGAAAAATGGCGACGACCTTGACATAATGGTGTAAAGTTCATATAATGAATATGCGGGAAATCCCCGTAGAAAGGAGTCGATATTATGAAAATGAAGCCCAAAATACTTTTGAAGTTTCTCTTGGTTCTTTCTGAGAAATATGGAATCAAGATGACCGACCTACTGAAAATTCTTATCAGCACTGATAAGTCAGTGGGCGAGAAAATCACCAAGAAATACTTTTTCGAAATGGTCGATTACGCCCCTTTGACACACACGGCTTACGACGACTAATTTCTTCTTGACAGCGCAACTGGAATCGCGTACCGTTCCCCGTTAGATACGGTGCTCGGTTCTTTTTTGCATATATACCAATTTGGAGGAAAAATGGTCATAGACACGTCACTTTGGCGGGATGCAACTCGGTCTGTTTCGCGATTTTGTGGAGAATTTGGGTGGTCTCTGGATACCGCTATAAAGGTCGTGGGGCGGGGAAATCCCGATCTTCTTCGAGAACTTCGGAAATTTTACGGCTAACCGAATCAAGGATCAATTTCATGGATATAGAAAACATTAACGACGACGAGCTTCTTGTAATACTTGGATTGCGGGCCGCTCAAAAATTAGTACATAAAACTGCCAAGGATTCTGGCTGGTATCACGATATTGAAACAGGAGAGCCAAAGGAGAGAAACTTTGGGGAGGTTGTGGCCTTGATGCACTCGGAACTGTCTGAGGCTCTTGAAGCCGACAGAAAAGATTTGGCTGACGAAAAATTGCCTCATAGACACGGGGTTGAAGTCGAATTTGCAGATTGCTTGATTCGTATCCTCGATACTGTCGAATCCATGAATTATGATATAGGGGTAGCGGTCGTTGAAAAAAATAGGTATAATCAGACCAGATCGGACCACAAGATCGAGAATCGCTCAAATGGAGGAAAGAAATACTAATGCCTATTGAGATAGATGACAAAATCACCCCAAGAAAATTTTATCTTGATCCTGAAACAATAGAACCAATAGTTGTCTTTGAATTGGAAGAATGCGTGGCCCAATATATCAATGACAAGGGAAAGATGGAAGAATTTGGTATTGTGTATGAGGGGTTTGATCCCATTGCTATTCTGGACTTTTTGAAATGGCGGCAATGTGGTATTGAAACAAAATATGCCAAGTTTCTGAGAGAGAAGCTAGAATCGTTGGATTGATGTCATTTTCCTTGACAATATTCAAAAACAGGTTTGATGTCGAGACACACAAGAGGATGGACTTTGGCAATTTTGATGCTTTGGAAAATCTTCTGTTTGGTCTTGCGAAAAAACATGTGTATGTCAAGGAAAATGCTCCTTTGATCAGCCCGGCCACCTTTGCAGAGGGGAGCACCAGAGCAAACTCCAATGTGGTGGATTGGGGTGGCTGGGCCGCTCTTGATGTTGACGATATTGAAACAAAAGATTTTAAGTCTGTTTTGCAAGAGAGGTTTGGGGGGAGGTACTATATTTGCTATTCGACAGCATCATCAACATATGACCATCCCAAATTTCGACTTGTTTTTCCTTTGACAAAAAGAGTTCCTGTAGATCAAATCAGAAATTTTTGGTTTGCCTTAAATTCGATGGCGGGAAACATGGGAGATATCCAAGTCAAGGACTATAGCCGAATGTACTACGTCCCCGCTGATTACAGAATTCGGGTCGGGACCAATTCATTCATTTTCAAAGAAGAAGGGGATTATCTTGATGTTGACGACTTGATACATAATTATCCTATGCCGCAATCCAAATCGTCCTTTCTTGAAAGGTTTCCTCCGGAAAAACGCGGGAAAATACTGAAATGGCGCAAGGATTCGATGGGCAATACCAATATCACTTGGACAAGCTATCACGATTGCCCATTTTGGCCAAGTCATCTGGAAATGGAATACAAGGCCATTACAAATACTGGATGGTATCACATGATGTATAGAATTTTGGTGTCGATAGCTTCTAGGGCTATCCATTACAGATATCCCATTACCGCCCATGAAATGGCCGAGCTTTGTCGTCAGTTTGACGCAGAAACAGGGGGGTGGTATGAGAACAGACCCTTGGAAAAGGAAGCGGAGAGAGCCTTGGAATACGCCTACGAGAATTTCCTATGAAATTTATAGCCGGTCCTTGTCAACATGAATCTCTGGAAATGTCTTTGGGCATAGCCAAACATTGTAAAGATGTTTGTGAAAAGAATGGGTTTGAATACTATTTCAAGGCTTCTTTCGACAAGGCAAATCGATCACATCATTGTGGAGTCAGGGGAGTATCGCCTGTTCCAATCATATCACTAAGTCAATTCACAAAGGATTCACAAAAAATCAAGGAAAACTTGGGAGATGTGAAAATACTGACAGACGTGCATGAGGTTTGGCAAATCGAAAGACTTGAACCTTTTGTTGATGTGTTGCAAATCCCGGCATTTCTTTCGCGACAGACCGATCTTATCAGAAGGGCAGGACATGCTGACGTTGAATCTGTCAACATAAAAAAGGGTCAATTCATGGCCCCTTGGGATTTGACAGGGGTCATATCTAAAACACATGACTTTCATACGAATGTCTGGATAACAGAAAGGGGGGTCAATTTTGGATACAACAGATTAGTGGTTGACTTTGCTGGAATTCGTTATATTCTCGACAATTATCCAAACTTGGATTTCGTTTTCGATGCTACCCATTCTGTGCAGCTTCCGGGTGCAGATGGGACCAGTTCCGGGGGGAACAGGGAATATGTGGTGTCTCTCGCCAAAGCTGCGGCAGCGGTGGGGGTTCAGAATTTTTTCATGGAAGTACATCCAAATCCTGACAAATCGCCGTCTGACGGCCCCAATATGTTGCGCCTTGACGATTTTGAGAAGGCGGTGCAGGATATCAAGAATCACATACAGGAGTAAAACGATGCATGTTTATATCTTGCTGGACCAGTCGGGGTCCATGCTTACCAATTGGGACGAAACCTTGGGGGCTGTTAATGGGTATGTTTCCGATTTGGCCAAGGACAGCGCCACAAAAACGGCCAGAACGACTATCATCACTTTCGACAAATCGGGCGACATGAGATTCGATATTGTTCGGCGCAATGTGGCTCCTGCGGAGTATCAAAAAATCACTTCTGCCGAGGTCGAGCCGAGGGGCATGACACCGCTATACGATGCTGTTGGCCGCTTGCAAACATTGGTCACAGATGACAATCCTGAAAGGGCTTTGATAGCTATCATGACTGACGGCATGGAAAACGCCAGCGTAGAGATTACGTCCGATGCCGCCAAGTCTGTTGTCAAAAATTTCGAATCCAAGGGATTTGACGTGGTATTCCTTGGGGCAGATTTTGACGCGATGAACCAAGCCATGGATATCGGAATTTCGGGGACGCAGACACTCAATACCATTCGGGGAAGCTATTCTGCGGCTATGGGTTCTCTCTCTGCCCGAACGTCATTTTATGCATCTACTGGCCAAGCTGGAATCGGTTGGAGCGACGAAGATCGCGACCGGGCCATGGGGAAATCTGATACCTGATGTCTTAATAAATGGACGCGACAATGCTTCGCGTCCATTTTACCAAACATTTGAAAGAAGGAAAATTCATGTCGTCCTTGATGAGCAAGCTTCGAAAAAATAGTCGTGTCAAAGAAGCCGATAGTTTGGCTGAATCAAAATTTTTTCACAAAAAGGACATGGTTCCCACCAGTGTTCCCATGATCAATGTGGCGCTGTCAGGATCGCTGGATGGGGGCATAACACCGGGCGTTACTACACTGGCCGGTCCTTCAAAGCATTTCAAAAGCTCATTTGCTCTCTTGATGGCGTCCGATTATCTGAAACATTACGAGGATGCTGTTCTTCTGTTCTATGATTCGGAATTTGGGTCGCCAGAAACGTACTTCAAGAACTTTGGAATTGACACCAACAGGGTTTTCCACACTCCTGTCAAGGATGTCGAGGAATTGAAATTTGATATTTCTACCCAACTCGGCAATATCGAGAGGGGAGAAAAAGTGATCATCATCATAGATTCGATAGGCAATTTGGCTTCCAAGAAAGAAATAGAAGATGCTCTTGAAGGAAAATCCGTGGCGGATATGAGTCGGGCAAAATCTCTCAAGAGTCTTTTTCGAATCGTTACCCCCCACCTGAATTTCAAAGACATACCGTTGATTGCAATAAATCATACTTACGAAACTATGGAGATGTTTAGCACGACAAAGGTTTCGGGGGGGACTGGAATCTACTATTCCTCCGATAATATCTGGGTTATTGGTCGCCGTCAAAATAAGAAACAAGGTGAAGTTCTTGGTTATGAATTTGTGATCAAAATTGACAAATCGAGGTTTTTGAAGGAAAGTTCCAAGATACCTATCACGGTCACTTGGGAAGGAGGGGTTAGCAAGTATTCTGGGCTTCTTGATGTTGCAATTGCTGGAAAATTTGTCCATAAGGGAACAAAGGGGCGTTCTCTTGGGTTTTCGAGAATGGACCCGGATACCGGGGTTGTCGATGAAAAAGTACTTTATGAAAGGGAAACCGATTGCGCCGAATTCTGGGAGCCTATTTTGAGCGACGAAAGATTTCACAAATTTGTTGAAAATCTCTATTCCATGGACCATGTGTCTGAAATTGATATGGAGGATGTCATAGATGAAGATGGTTGAGAACGAAGATTTTGAACTGGTGCCTGATGACAAGGACGATTCTTGGAATATCCGGATATTGACCGGCACGTTTTCTGAGACAATCTTCGAGTTCGGGGCTATTGCTGTATCTGAGGACCAAGAAAGTCTGAATTTTGACTTTACGGTCAAATTTTTTCCTTACGAGGAAGAAAATCCTGAAACCAACGAGGCTTTGCAAGATGTTGTCGGCAAGATACTGATTAACTTAATCGAGACAGCAATAGAGGAAAAAAATGCAGAATCTGGAAATAATGATACTGAGAAATCTTCTGTTGAGGGAAAGTTTCACCAGAAAGGTTCTTCCGTATCTAAAGAGTGAATATTTTGAAGGCAATTACAAAATCATCTTCAAGCAAATTTGTGAATTTGTCGCCAAGTACAACAAGCTGCCTACCAAAGACTCTTTTGAGATAGAACTTCAAGAAGGAGTGATACCAGAAACCAAGTTTGTCGAGATATCACAAATTATCCCGTCAATATTTCAAGACGATGAGTCAGATCAAGAATGGCTTCTGGAAAAAACGGAAGAGTGGTGTCAGGAAAGAGCGATACATAATGCCATTTTTTCGGCAATCGATATTCTGGACGGAAAAAATGACAGACTGACAAAGCACGCCATACCAGAACTTTTAACAGACGCCTTGTCAGTTGGGTTTGCTCCACATATTGGGCATGACTATTTCGG